CAGGTTCAGCGTTTAAAAAAGTTTACTATGACCCTGCAGTAGGACGGGCAGTAGCACGTTTTGTAAAATCAGAAGATTTAGTCGTACCGTACTATGCTGTAGACTTACTTACTTCTCCAAGAATAACACATGTTATACATATGTCGCCTAACGACTTGAAAAAATTACAATTATCAGGTTTTTACAAAGATATGGATATGATGGAACCTGATGGTAGCTACGATAACACTGATGTAGAATCTAAAATAGATGAATTACAAGGATTAAGTAGAACAGCTAATGATGAAGAATTTACTTTATTAGAAGTTCACGTAAATTTAGATTTAGAAGGTTTTGAAGATAAAAATGAAATGGGAGAAGAAACTGGTTTAGCATTACCCTACATAGTAACTGTATGTAAA